CCAGCTCTTCTTCTGCGTTCTTGGTTGCGCGGTCCACGCCTTCGGCAAAACCCCGCTCGTAGGCGTCCTTGGCCACTTCTTTAAAGGTGCGGCGAGGGCGTGTGGTTTTAGTGGTCGTGTTCATACTGCTTCTCCATGTGGTTAAAAATTTCACGGTCGAGTCGATCGTGATCGTTCGGGGTCATCTTGCGCTCAAGCCACGGGGCTGGCCGGCCTCTGAGATCGCAGATTTCCCATTCCCCTTCACCGCCCTCTTCAGGGTAGCAACGCTCTGGCGGACCGGAGCGCTGCGCGGGGATGTAGACCTCCCAGTACTTCACGCGAATGAGGCAGGGGATGCCGCAGACGCGGGATTCAAACTCAGTCATGGCAGCAGCCTCCCGTCAATGCGCGCGAGCAGCTTCTCGTAAGAGGACTTGTCCCGCTCCAACTCTTCAATTTCCTCCGCCCAAATCTCGACATCTGAACAGGTGGCAATTTCATGGTGCGTGTGCTCAACAGCCAAGGCCAGTGCCCGGCGCACGTGAATAAGGTTGATTCCTGTAAAGGTCATAACGGCATGTCCCCGTGCCATGGCTCGTCGTCCATGCGCTTTAGGTTGAAGATAAACCGGTACTGCGGATGCACCTTGACGAACAGGCGCGCGTAGAACGCAATGTGGTTGTTGCAAATCTTGAAGTCCTGGCCGGTGGTCTTCATTGCCACTTCCCAGCGGATGCGGTTGATGATGAGCCAGTGGCTGATCTTCCTGTGGCCGTGGTTGATGGCCTCCAGCGTGAAGCGCTCAAAGTATTCCCACACGGCCGGGTTGGCCGCGTTGAAGGTGTTGAACTCCCGCTGGCGCAGGTGGAACGGGGTGTTCATGCTCACAGCGGTGCTTCCTCTGCGTCAGATGGATAGACCGGCCCGCTCGGGGCCCGTGGTCCGTGATACGGGGGCAGTGGAAAGGGAGGGAATGGCCAGGTCATGCTGCCACCTCTTCCTTGGCCAGGATGGACTGCAGGCCTGCCAGCATCTGCTGGGCTTCCTTGCGTGTCAGGGGTGTGTGGATGCTTGCGCGGTCATCGCGCAGGGAGAACCAAACCCCACCGTTGTCCCACTCGTCAATGTGGATGCGGTAATCGGTCTCTGTGTACACGGTGACCATGATGTCTTTGTCGCTCATGCTATTTCTCTCTTTCTATGTTGTCAGAATTTTAAAACGCGCCGAACCAAACGCCCGTGCCGTGCACGCAGCCGATGGGGAAGAATATCGCGCCGGCCAGCAGGAACAGCCACTGGGCAGATGCGATGCAGGTGATCACGTGCGTGAGCCATGCCAGGCCCACCCAGACGATCAGGAGAAGAGGGAGAAGCTCGCTCATAGGTCAACTCCTTGGTAGAGCATTTCAATGCGGTTGACTTGAACAGACAGCATGCTGTTGAACGCGGAGAGTTGGTTGGCCAAGGCGCAGCCTCCTCCGTCTGATGTACGCAAGCCTGACGCTGTCTCTGGAATAGGGAGGCAGGCAGCCGCCAGGCGGTTGTCCAGCGCGTCAATCACGCTTGCCAGGATGTGAAGGTTCTTCTCCAGCTGCTGCACCTCACGGGTCACGTTCCCTTGCTGGCGTTGTTCAACTGACGCCCCAAGGATTGCTTTTGGGTGGAATTTCTCTTGCTGCTGCGCAGGGTTGTAGGCGTAGCCTTCCTCAATCCGGCCCCTGGGGTCGTAGCCCCTTGCCAATTGGTCATGGTTCATCGTGCATTCCCCTGCAAGCGGTCCGCGACCAGTGTGGCGTAACCCGCGATGTCGACCCAGCTGTCCACCTTGTCGGGGTTGCCGTTGACGATGCGCGCCATCTTGTGGACGATCATCTCCAGGGCTTCCCACTGGTCGTCGGCAAAGGTCTTGTCGTGCTTGGCTGCGTGGTCCGCGAGCAGTCGTTTGATGCCCTGCATCAGTGCAGCGCCGTCCTTGAACTTGCCGTAGTCCTGGGCCCGCTCGTCGAGGGTCTCGTCCACGTCAGCTGCTTCGGCTTCCGGTTCGCGCTCGTCGTCGTACTTAAAGACGCCCTGCTTCAGGCCTTCTTTGACATACTCATCCAGCGGCACACCCATTGCTCGTGCAATCCCTATCTGGCTAGGGGACACGGTCACCTTGCGGCTAAGCCCAGGCATCGGCACCATCTCTGGCGGCTGGAATGCCTCATCCAACACTTGATTGCGCATCTTGTACGTCATGGGCTTGGAGGCCTCGAACTTGGCGGCCACCTTGGCCACTTCAGCATCGGGGTGCTTGCGAAAATACTCTCTAATTTTGTCTGACTTGGTCATGTTTCTTCCTTCATGGTTTGAACAATTGCACGTGCCTTGCCTTGGGCAATTACCTTGTAGACAAAGGCGTGCGCCTTCTCGATGTCGTGAACAGTGGCGTTCGCCAGCTGCTCCTCATGCAGGTCCATCACCACCTTGAGCAGTTCCCACTCTTTGGCGGTCATGATGAACCTCATGCCTCTTGCGACGCCTCTGCGGGACAACTCCAGCAGTGCGTCCTGTCCCTGTCTGATCTCGTCCATCCAGTCGCGGCCCATGCCGCTCAAGGCCAGGGCCTCAGTGATATTGAACGCGCCAATCAGCATGTCGATGTCTTCCTTGACAGCCAGGCCCTTGCGGACCTGTTCCAAGGCGGTGCGGTTCTTCAACTGCGCATCAAGGTAAATCCCTGGCAGATCGCGCACAGGTTTGAAGCCAGACAGGACGTAATCCATCGGGCTTTGTAGAACCGGCTTAGGCCGGTATTTGCTGCGCTTTCTCATGTGCTGCACGCTACCAGGGCGGCTACAGACGCAGTGGCTACCAAGGCCACATAGCCCCAGGTGCCCGCCGTGACCCGTGGTCCGTGTTTCTTGAGCAACGCACTTTGAATGCGTTCCTCTCCGTGAGACAGGACGCGTGGGCGGGGTTCGCAGGCCACGCCAATCAACACCTTACCGGTGTTGAAATACTTGCCCTTACTGGCAAGTTCTTTGAAGACCTTGTCAGTCCTCTGGGTAGGTAATTCAGTCATTGCACTCTTTCTGCTTTCTGTGGAGACGGGTTGATCTTAGCACAACTAATTGCCCTGTCAACAACTCAACTTTATTCTCTGTCTCTATCCATGCTTCACGCCACAATCGTTGGTCTTCAATGCGTTGTGCAGCCGCTTCAAGGAGGTCTTCTATCGCTGGATAGACACCCTTGATTGCGCGCAGTTCTTCGGTCAGTTTCATGGCTCATAGTTCTCCGCAATCTCATCCTCAAGCAGCATGATCTGTTCCTCGGAGAAGCTCTTAGTGATGTCTACCTGGCGGGGCTTACCGCTGGGTCCCACGATAGTTAGCAACACCTTGGTGATGTCCAGCTGCGCGGGCAACTCGGTGTCTTCTACCATCATTGGAGGAAGCACTTCAAAAGTGAGTTCTACGGGGAACGTCATCTCGGTTTGGTATTTCATCGGGGGCTTTCTGTTTGGCTTTTTCTTTGTTGGCAGCAATGCGCTGCAGCGTGAGCGACTCTTGATAGGCGTGATCAAAAGCGGGCAGGATGATGCTGTACATGTAGTTGCCCATACCGACCTTGTAAAAGGCAGCAACTTCCTTGAGCATGTAGTACGCCTCCTCGGGCAAGGAGACGCTGATCCAGCGCTTTCCCTCACGCTTGGATGGGGATGCTCGAACCTTGTCGTAGTTGTCTTTTTTGGGCCTACCATTCTTCTTTGGTCGACCTCGTTTGCGTGCGGCTATGCGCACCGACTGACGTGCGTATGGCTCTGGGTGAGCAGGCACAATCTGTTCTCTAATCTTTGGTAGTCCCACCATCAAATTCTCCTTTCTTTTTGGACCTAGCAGTGTATCGGAAAAAATGGGCTGGGAGCAAGCCCCCAGCCCAAAGTCGTTTCCATGAAGAAAGGGGCAACTGCAATTCGCCCCAACTCAATTATGCAGCGGAACCCCAGTTTGGTCCAGTCTCCACATCAACGCGGGACGGCACTTCCAGGGTTACGGCCGTGGCCATAAGGTTGGCCGCCTCGCGCGCCTCTTCCTTGTTTCTCACGGACAGGGCAATCTCGTCGTGCACCTGCAAGAGCAGGTTGAATCCGGCCTTGTGCAACGCCACCATGCCTGCCTTGGTCTGGTCTGCGGCCGAGCCCTGGATCAAACGATTCAAGCCCTTGTAGGTACCCGCGCGCTTGATCCGTGAGCCGTAGGCAATGACTGCCTGCTCATGCGGCAGCGCCTTGTTGACGCCCCACTCCACGGGCTCCCACAACGGAAAGCGGCAGCGCCTTCCCAGTAGCGTGCGGATTGACCCGCCGGAGGCCGGATGCTCGATGCGTTTCATGACAGCGTCCACGGTGCCTTTGAGGAACGGAACCTTGCTGTGGAAAGTCCCGATCAAGTCGCTGGCCTCGTCAATGGGCAGGTCCAGCTGCTGTGCAAGCTTTGCTTTACCCATGCCGTACATCAGGCCCAGGCCAATCGTCTTGGCAGCCTTGCGTTTGATGCCGGCCATGTCGGCGACCATCTGGTGGAAGTCAGTGTCGGGGTTGTCGCGGTAGGCCTGAGCCATCTTCTCCGCCCCGGGCAAGCCCAGTAGGGTGGCGTAGTGCACCAGCAGGCGCGGCTCTTGTGAGCTGAAGTCATTGGCGGCCCACATGTCGCCGTCCTCTGGCAGGAACAGGCCTCGCACCATGGGCCCGATGATCTCGTGGCGCGCGGGCACCTGCTGGAGGTTGGGGTTGCTGGCAGACAGACGGCCCGTCACCGTGCCACCTTCCTCGTTGCGCATCTGGTTAAAGTGGGTATGGATGCGACCGTCCTTGGCGCTGTGCTTGAGGTACGGCTCCAAGAACGTGCCGTGGGTCTTGTTCAGCTCACGGGCCTCCAGGATCATCTTGGCCATGGGGTGCTCGTGCGTGTCCAGAAAGCTCTTGGTAAAGCTCGGTGCGCCAGCGGCTGTCTTGGGGTACTGCACGCCCATGCGGTCAAAGGCTGCGGCGATGGATTGGGCAGCCCAGATGTCCACCTGCATGCCTGCCTGGCTCTTCAAGAACGCCAGGATTTCCTTTTCCTTGGCACGCATGTCGCGCATGTGCATCTCGCACTTGGCGCGGTCAAAGCTGATGCCCTTCAAAGTGATGTCCACCAGCACAGGCAGGACCTCGGTCTCCAGGCGGAAGATGGACTCGACCTCATCCCTGGCCAGCAATGCCTTAAAGTGGTGCCAAAGCTTGAGCGTGAGCGCGGCGTCCTGCTCAGCGTAGTCGCCCACGTGCATGGCAGGCAGCTTCCACAGCTCCTTCTTGGGGTGCACACCAAAGTCCTGCGCCGACTCTTTTAAACCCTGCTCGGACTTGATCTCCTTGAGATAGTCAAAGCCCAGGCTGTTCAGGCTGTAGGCAAAGCGGTTCTCGTCCAGCAGTGGCGCGGCCAGCATGGTGTCGTAGATCGTGCCGTTCACTTCAAACCCGGTGGCCCTGAGCCAGCCGAGGTCGTAGGCGGCGTTGTGCATGATCTTGTCGGCGGGGGTGGCAAGGACGTCTTTGATCCATCGCTCCACAATGCGCTTATCAAGATTTCCGCCGCCACCGTGAGCAATAGGGTAATAGCCAGACCAGCCATCCACGGCGACTGCATATCCGACGATAAAACCATCGTTGCGAGGCCAGCCTGGGCCCAAGGATTCCATATTAGGGTCGCAGGTCTCGAGGTCAATTGCAATCTCCTTGGCTTCGCTCAGATTGGGGAATGTTTGTGGAGGCAGCCACTCGGAAATCCGAGGGAACATCGACATGGTTTTGGTATCTCGCTTCATAGCCTGAAGCCTTTCTGTTCATTCTTGGGCAGCACAAGGTGCAGCGATTGTTTGG